GATAGTATTAGACGAGGACGAGTAAGATTTGTTGATGAAGTTATTGTAGATCCAAGGTCAACAAATAGACCATTGTGGCATTCAGATCCTAGATGGGCAGTAGCTGCAAATCTAAAAGGATTCCAAACTGTTTTTGGAAATACGATTATGAAGAAATGGTATAGGGATGTCATGCCTGAATTTGCAGGTGGTAGAAGTCTTCCTATAAGTGAAAGAATTGTAAAACAGATGAACACTTTAGCTACAGGTGTAATTATGATGACTTCGCTTTATGCGTCTGGAATACTGAGGGATTCTATAAAATATGGAGAGAAAGGAAATCCACGCAAAAAGGATTGGGATGCCTATGACAACCTTGAAGACATTATAGATAGATCAGGATTTTTAGGAGCATTTCAATTAGCTAAGGATGCTGCTGATTCTACTAGATATGGAGCAAGTCCCTTAGCTACATTAGCAGGACCAACCTTTACTCAAGCTGAACAGCTTATACAAAGACCTGAATCAGCGGTTAAAAGAATACTACCTCTTACATCACATCAAGATATTAGAGAAAGACTTTTTGATTCTGGTTCATCTTCTGGTAGCGGAAGACCTAGCCGTAAAACGCAAAGAGATATGAAAAGATAATAAGGAGTGTATTGAGATGATGAGTGATCCAACCATGTTATGGAATCTTATATTAAGTATAGCTGCTGGTGCCTTTCTATGGTGGATCAGAGGTGTATCTCAACAGATAAATGAAGTGAAGAGAAGGATAGCAGATACACGAGAAGAGATTGCAAAGACGTATTCTACCAAGCAAGAGACTGAAGAAAATATAAAACAAATATTTAACAGGTTCGATAAGTTGGAAGCCAAGATGGATTCATTTATAGAAAGGATACTGGCTAAATGAATGACTGGACGTTCTTTACAAAAAAAGAACTGGAGTGTAGGGGAACTGGTGAATGTGCAATGAATGTTGAATTTATGGATAAGCTTGTTAACCTAAGAAAAAAATATAACAGACCAATGGTTATTAGTTCAGGTTATAGAAGTCTAGCCCACAACAGCAGCATTAATGGAGCAAGATACTCACCACATTTATATGGAAGAGCAGTGGACGTACTGTGTTATGGTAAGTCAGCTTATGATCTAATCAAGCTGGCAATGAATATGGGAATGACAGGTATAGGTTTACAACAAAGAGGAAAACATGAGGGCAGGTTTGTACATCTGGATGATATGCCTAGAAGTGAAGATCATCAAAGACCGTGGATATGGACCTATAAATAGGAGATTGTTTTGATACTTGATAATGCTATCATTTACCAGTTATCCATTTTAGTTGGGAAATTAGAAAAAAATATTAACAATAAAAAATTAACTTTAGAAGCTTTAAGTGCTTCTAAAAATAAAGTTTCTACTGATCCTTTAGAGTCTCGTTTTGAAGACTCACCATTACCAATGTCTAGTGAATTACAGCGTCTGATAAAAGCTTTAACTGAGTCTTATGAAGACCATGTGAAAGGATACAGTTTAAATTTAGTTTCTCATTGGGCTCTTATTCAAGAAAAAAATATGAGTTGTAATTTACATGGTCATGGTAACGATGGTTGTAATTTAGCTGCTGTTTATTATCCTTGTGAAAATGCTAGTGCTTGTAAATTAGTTTTTCACTGGGAAACAGATTGTATAAATACTAATCAACATTGGTTTGAGCCTACTCAGGGGGTATATTATATCTTTCCTGCTTATCTTAAACATTGGGTAACTAGAAATTTAACTGAGGAACCAAGAGTGTCTATTTCATTTAACTTTAAAAGTGTATTAAAATATGATTGAGATAACTCCTACAGCTAACGATCATTTATCCAGTATCGTAGATTCCTCCAAAGATTGCGAAGGTGTTCTACTGTCGGTGAAAGGTGGAGGGTGTGCTGGATTCTCTTATGAATGGTCTTTACTAGACGATGATAATAATAAGGCAGAGTATGAAACAGTGTCTCTAAAACAGGGTACATTATTTATTGATCCTCTAGCAGTGATGTATGTCTTAGGTTCAGTAGTGGACTATTCTACAGATGTCTTTGGGGCAATCCTAAAGATTGAAAATCCTAATGTTCAATCTCAATGTGGTTGTGGAGAAAGCTTTAGTGTTTAATCAAAGTTACACTTCTTATATATCTGGTCTACCTCTTTCTTTCCTATGATCTCCATAAATCTAATGATGTCCTGTCTTAGTTCCTTTTTATCTAATTCTTTTTCAGCATCTCCCCGTGATCCCCTCACCCTGGATAATAGTTCCAATGCTTTAATAGCACTGTTTGTATGTCCATGTGCCTTGGCAAAAGTATATTGATTTTCAATCTCACTTATCACATCAATAGTTGTAGTTAGTTCCTTTTCAAGATCTTCAATTCTTTCCTTTATCTCTTCATTATTTATTAACCTATATCCCTGGTTAGCTGACGACCTGTCTGAGTACCCAGCAACCTTGGCAGCTTCAGTAGCATTCCGATGGATAATGTAGGCTTGTGCAAACTTCTCCTGTTTATCATTCAACATTGACTAATTCCTGTAAAAACAAGGCGCAGGGAGCGTCACTGAGCGCCCTCTCTTTAGGTTTGGTAGTGTACCCTACCAGAAAGATATCGTTTGTTACAGGTGACCATCTATGCCTTATCTGAAGCGTTTTTATTATTTCCCTAAATAAAGATACTATTTTCTCCACCTTTTTGATTTTTCCCTCCATATCCATGAGGTTAATTTAATTAACTTACCTTCTATCCAATTAAGTAATGACCCGTGCCAGAACCAATGACTTGTTTTTATATTCTTTAACATTAATTTTTCATATTATTTCTAGCCTTACCTTTGAATTTCTCTGCCGTTCTCATTCCACCAAGACCTAATAAAGCCAGTGTCAAAGGTAACAGTCCTTCAGTAGGTATAAGAGGTAAAACTATTTCATAATCTGTTACGTTAATTACCCAAACTGCAACGGGCTGGAGAACAAACTGCCATGCTAATCCAAAGCAACATACCCACATAATGGCAGGTCTAGCTCCAGCTACAAATATGCTGGCATGTTTTGCTTGCTCTATGTTTGCCTGTATCTGAGCAATGTTAGCATCCTGTACCTTCTGTTTTAATTCATGGTTTAGTTTTGTTTTAAGATCTTTGTCCTCTACAAATTTATCTAAAACATTATCTACTACTCCTGCTACTGCTTCTACGATACCAAGCATTCTTACCTCCTATAAAATTAAATAAATTACAATAAGTTTTAAAATGAAAAGACCACCAAACAGTATTTCCATATCATTCTCCTATTTTTAATATTTCTTTATAGTTCTTTTTGTTCTGGGTTTTTGATTTGTTCCATAGTGAAGCTACCAATGTGTCCTTCCCGTGAAAGTTTATATCCATATCTACATCTTCTCTTTCAAAAAGCTTTTCACAATCTTGAGCCATTGCTAACAACTCACCAGTAGTCCAATAAGGTTTATCATCCACACATACCTGCATAAATTTTGGTTGTCCTGTTTCTTCTTTTTCCTTTTGTTTTTGGGGATTAGGTTCAGCAATGTTACAATCAAATCCAAACAAATGAAACCTTCTAAATCCTAGAGTATGCATGATACCTACTGATCTCATAGCTGCACAAGTTCCTCCTGTAATAAGGGTAGCTCCTTCAGGTATTCCCAAACCCGTCTCCAGGGTTAGACTTCCCTCCTTTATTTTTTGCTGTTCCCCTTCTATATTCTTTTGTAATGCTTGTGAGAATGCATGCCATCCCCACACATTGGCTTTCTTATCAAGAAGAAATTTCGTAACTGAGGGTTCAGTCATTGAAGCAATAAAGAACATTGTTTTTTTACTTATCTTATTAAACAAAGTTTTTCTTACTATACCGTGGGTGCTTGTACCGTCCAGTGATCTAGGGTCAAGTATAATACAGCCCCAAGGATCAAAACCTTCCTTTAAAAGAGTGGGATAAGAGTGCTTAACACATACAATTCTTGGTGTAAAACCCTTATCTGTTTCTTCTTTTATTACTTCTGATAGTTCTTTCCAGTCGGTACTAGGACCAGCAGATACAATGATTGCTGCATCGTGTGTCCCCCTTCCCTTTTCAATCCACTTATTTAACAGCTTCATATTTTGTTTTACATTTCCCATAATGTCATCTTTAGGAACACAATCTTTTGGATTAACTATGATAGGGACTTGTAAGATTTCTTTAGGAAGTTCTTTTAAATCAGGAGAATTTATAACAACTGCTACATGACACCTTCCACCACCTATTATTTCATCTTCAGAAGGAAGTATGTATTTCTTTTTAGCTTCGTATTTTTCTAATACCTTGACAGGATTCATATATTCTTTATCAGGAATATTTCCTTCCCTGTCCTGAGTATATACCTTATCTATAATTAGAAGTGGAACATGTTTAAGTTTATTAAATGCATTAGTAAATTCCTTTCCCGTATCAAATCCTCCTATAAAAGCGTAATCAGCATTCTGAATAAGGTTCTTTCTAATTGGTCCCTTTACTAATTTATAGGTGAATTTTTTATTCTTTTTTTCTCTTTCATTTTTATAAGATTCAAACAGTTCTTTAGTTTTTCTAAAGTTAACATTTATAAATGAATTAAATAAGGTGTAGTGTACCTTATCTTTATTTTTAAAAGCTTTAGTACAACTTCCTATTGCCCTATGACTATCCCACTCTCCAACCTCTACAATATTAATGGGGCTGTAGTATTGTATAATTTCTCCCAACTTTTTATATCTCTGTGTGCTTTTAGGATCTGGGTTTCCGAGTTCAGTATGTTTCTTTTCTCCCTTGTGGTGTACCATAATGTCACCAAGGAATGAAGAATCAAAAGCTTGTGGTCCTTTGAGATGGCTTTGTATTGTATCTAAATGTCCAGTCAAATCAATAACCCTTAATCCATGAGCAATATATAATTTTATTAGACGGGAAATAATAAACCCGTCATGCCATTCCCGATATTGTATTATCTCGCCTGACATATAGTACCCTCTTAAATCACCCAGTAAATCAAGAGGGGGTTGAAAGTTTAAATTAAATGCCATGAAGGAAGTCTCTGCAAAATCAAACTTTTTTCTATCCATGTAAACTAGTTCAGCTTTGGGATTTAAATGTGGTTCAAATGTTTTATCACTAATTTTTTTAGTAGTATAGGTATCAGCATCTAACCATATTAACCAGCCAGATTTGGTAGATTTCTCTGCCATTTCAAATGCCAGTTCAGTCATACCAAAAACCTTATGACAAAACTTTATTGCGTCTACCCTCCAATTATATTTAGTTTTGCCGCCCATCGTACCATTGTTTTCTTTATTGGCTTCTCGAAAGGTATCAAGGTCTTCAATATCATTGAGATTTCTATAAGTAATATTCTTGCTTTTAGGGTAATCATAATCCTGTATATCAAAATCGTGGTAGAAAGCCGTGAGATGTATTCCTTCTCCCCAAAATTTTTCAACGCTTTCCAACATCTTTCTAGCATATGACGCATACCCCTGTTCTGAAAATGAAGTTATAAAGTTTATCATTAACTCATAACTTCTTCCATTTGTACTTCTTTAAACATTTGAATCCACTCATCTACATATATTTGATCCATATCTCTTTTAGATTTCCACATAGAAAAAGCTGGACCACCCGTAGTGAAATGTACATTACAAGGGTCTATTGTTTCCGGGGAGTGGCCGTCAAGCCAGTTCCATTCAGGTGCAATTTTACCAATAGGTTTTTTTGTATGTTCATCAAGCCATTTAAAGTTATGTAACCACCACCCTGTTTTAGTATTAATATCTCCTACTGTTAGATTTCTATGCCCACCATGTTCACAATTCCACAACATGAAGCTTGACCAGTTCTTTTTAGAATAAGCTTCTTGTATTTTGTTGTCCATCTTCTTAGATTCTTTAGGAACATAGTCATGGTGAACACACCATAGAGGAGTTTGAGAATCTATTCTACCCAATTCAAAAACTTCTTTGATATCGTTTCTAACAAACATATCACAATCCATATAAAGAGCAAACCCCTCATATTGATTAAGCATGGGAACAAGGAATCTTGTAAAACTAAAATCAGTTGAGAAAGGTTTCTCATCTAAGTAATCAAATTTTTGGAGATCATAATTGGCAGCTTCTTTAACTGTAAAGCCTCTCCAATACATGCCCATCATCCTTAAACGATCTTCATAGAGGGGAACTATATTATAAGTTTCATTAGTATTTCTTTTAATAGATTCTACCAGAACATCGAAGGATGCTTTTTCTCTCTTATCATATCCTATATAGATAGTATCTAATCTATTCATATTTATCCTTTTCTCTATAAGAGGTAGGGGAGCCGCCAGCAACGAGGCGATGTCAAACCCCTACCCCAGTTATAGTGTTAATCTACGATCCGGCAGACAGAGTTGCTAATAGGGATTAGTCTCGGTTTCTTGTCTTCAGGAATGGTTACTTCAATGTTTACTTCAAGCAATCCATTCTCTAGTGAAGCAGAGATAACATCTGCTCCTTCAGCAAGAGGAAAAATCTTTTTAAATTTTCTACTTGCTATGCCTTTATAAATATAACTGTCTTCAATAGTTGTTTGCCCTTCAATGGTTAAAACCTGTTCCTTCTTTTCAACAGTAATATCGTCTTCAGTAAAGCCAGCAAGGGCCATTACAATTCTATAATTGTAATCAGAATCTTTTACAATATCATACGGGGGATAGTTCCCCTCGAAAGTATCAACTGAATTAATCAAAGTATCAACCATTCTATCAAACCCAATGGAATGTCTCCAGTAACCCTTCCAAAATTCAGGACTGATGTTTGAAGTGTGCGTTAACATATTCATAATTACCTCCTATTATTTAGCGAAGTTATCGAAACCCATTATTGGCGTTTCAGTATTAGTATCACATATTATGTGGTAGATGTCAAGTATTTTTTTAAATATCTACAATTTCACATGCACCTGCTGTACATGCTAGTTGTTGTGTTCCTTTGGTAGTATCTTCTTTTTCCCATTCACTTAGAGATGACCAGTTTATATCTTTAGGAAAGTCTTTTATTAGTTCTTTATATTTATCTGAATTAATATCCTGGTATGGAGCTTGTTTATATGAATGATCTGTGTTGGGAAGGAATGAAACACCTGATAGATAATCAAAGTTGTCCCAGCACCATGCTCCTACCCCTATCCATTCTGATTCCTTCATGGAAATAGTAACTGACGGCTTGTGTTCACACCAGTATTCAGCATAAATTTTCCAGAACTCTAGCTGCTCTATGGCAGTCATAGAGTTCCTATGTAATGCATTAGCAGATGCCTTAATTGGAAATGAAAATACAGTTGTATGATCAGGTTTCATTTGATCAGGCTCATTGGGTATCCCTGAGTTAATCATAAAACGTGTAAGGGGATCTTTATTATCTGCTCTTACAGTTCTAATATAATAGGGTGCATGTCTAGCATGGATACCACTTGAACTGTCTACTAATTGGCTAACTGTACCTGAAGGTTTGACGCAGGTAACAGCGGTTGATTGCGGTATGCTAAACTTTTCTGCCCACTCCTTATTAATTTGTACAGAATAATTCTTTAATTCAGTTAGAATTTGAGGGAGTTGTTTTGATAAAGCGTTATTAAGAATACGACAGTCTGTAATTCCGGTTAGAGACACACCTAGCAATCGTTCCTCTTCAGTGTTGTTTGTCCACCTCTTACGGAGATATCCAAAATTAGTCATAGTTGCCTGTATTGTACCAAGTATAGTTGCCAGTCTTATCTTTCTTTTAAGATCAGGAACTTTATCGTTTACTCTGCACACTACCTCAGTAAGATTACAGAATTGATTAGGTCTTAGAAGTATTTCTGAACAAGGATTAGTACCAAAATCTATATCCCATTTCCTTCTTCCAATACTTTTAGATTTTAATTGTGCTGACTGTCTATTAAAAATACCACGCTCACCTGACTTGCTTTCATAGAGGCTTGACCATTCCTTCATAAAGGTAGCAGTATCTGGCCTGTCTGTATATACAGCAGAGTTGTTAGCTAATGCTCTTTCTGGATTAGTCTCCCACCACTGTCCTTTCTTAGCTGCTCTGATACGATCATCTGAAACATTTGAAAGAGAAATAAGGGCTGATCTTCTCACACCCCCTACTACAACTACCTCGCCTGTTTTACATACAATGTCATGGCACTCAAGAGAGGTAAGCTTTCTTCCTCTAGCTTCAACAAATTTCTTAATTGTAAACTGAAACAGATCTGCTAAGGGCTCTGGACCTGAAGCTCTTCCTCCAAATACTTTTAATCTTGATCCGCTGGGACGTACCTTATCCATATTAATTTTAGGAATACGAGATGAATATAGATATGAAATTAAATCTTTAAATGCTCTAGCCCATCCTTCTTTTGAGTCCGCTACACTAATAACATCTTCAGTTTCTTCAAACGGAACATCAGGTATTGTAGGAAGACCACTTACATATTGTCTCTCTACGGAAAAACCCACACCAGTTCCATTCATAAGAATATATAATACCTCATCAAAAGATCTAGGATTGTCTATAGTTAGGTATGAACAGTTGTATCCAGCTATGTTCTCACGATCCAGAGCGGGGCCAGCAGACATCAAAGCCCTCATACTAGGCATAACTTCCAGGGAAATAATAGCCTGATATATTTGTTTAAAAATTTGAATATCCTGCTCATTTAGATTTATACCAAGACTATCTTTAATATAAAATTTAAAATAATTAATTAGTCTAGTAACGGTTTCTTCCCAAGTCTCCCTTCTATTTTTCTCTTCTAGCCATCGAGAATATCTGGACAGATGAATAAAGGTTTGGTATTCAGTCGGAAGTCCCATTCTTTTTCTCCCCATAAAATAATTTTAATATTAATTCTGCATAATGTATTACCTTTTGAATATCTTTTTCTCCTTCACCTTTTGTTCTATGTCTGGTAGTATATTTTATAATGTTTCCTTCAAAGAAGTCTAAGTTGTTGCTTGCAATATATTCAACAGGCTGTATCTTACAATCCTTATAATGGCTACCGCCAACCTGCTTGTCTAGTGGAGATACCATTTTATTTTCCCTTTCATTTTCAAATGTTGCACCTAAGAAAGTTAAATCATTTTCAAAGAGGAGTTCACCTTCACCGTCCTCCCATGATTCATTTGGTTTTCTTTTAGGATAAGAGTGCATTTAATCTCTTTCTTATAAAGGATACTTTATTAGATTTAATAACTTTGTAGGCTAAAGTTCTTGTATAGTCAGGATCAATACCTGCAAGATCACATACTGATTCAAAATCAGAAGATTTTGCAGGAGAAAAAAACCATGTGTTCGCCTGACGATGTACTATGTTTATATCTGATGAAGATACTACAGTAGCTGATACTGTAGCATCTAATAAAGCTTGAAGAATAACTGCCAGATACAAGGTTCTTTCTCGTTCACCTGCTTTAACATTCAAGTCTAATCTAAATATGTCATAATCAATATCCATTGAACCAAGTAGAAGTCTTCTATCGTAGGGGTTTTTCATATTCCCACTCTTGGTCGTCCCACAACCTATCTTCTATGAACCATTCATTAGGAATGCCATCTGATTTTTTACAATATAAAAACTTATGTTTCTCACACCACCCAGCGTATGTCATCTTACCTCTCTTATATAGTTTCTTATTGGGGTTATCAAATATAAATCTGATATCATTACTAGGATGTTGTTCCTTTATAAATAAATGTTTCTTTCTATCGTCTAAAGTAAACCATCCCTTTACTTCTAGAATAATTCCGTTTGGTAATATGAAGTCTGGTGTATATGTTTTATCTTCTATCCACCTGTAATTAATTTTACAATCTTCATATCGAATAGGTATTTTTAAATCTTTTAAGAAATCACAAATATATTCCTCAGACTTTGATCTAAACTTGTGTTTTTTTCTTGTCATTTTATTCAATAAATATGGGCATTAAAAGAACATCTTTATTTGGAGGAGACTTGCCCTCATTAACAATGACTGCGAGATGGGTTATGCCCCCTCCTGCAACTCCATCCATTGAGGGGAATATCC